ACATCCAATCACTCGAAGGGAGGTCGAGGTTGCTGTGTTTTTATAGGCCGCATAGAGTCCTACAATCCCTCCTCCAAATGCTGCAATCTCACCATCTGAAGAACAATTTACAATGGAATTATTTGTAGCATCCTTTCCAAAATAGGATTGGGCTATCCACCCTCCACCTGTTGTAAGAGTTGCACCGTTGATTGCTGAAACTAGAAGATTATAGATTGAAATATAACTATATCCAGACGCTCCAGATGTTCCATTTTGAAATACACCTCCGTAAAGTAAAACCCCATCGATACTTATTGATTGTGGATTCCCATTTGTATCTAATGATTCACTCCCAAACTGAATACCGTTAGACATCACACGAAAAAATTGTTGTGTGCTTATTGTAATACTCGTTGTGAAGATTACCTTCAGGATATTCGAGCTAGGTGTGACATTGCTATTCGTGATCTCAATTTCATCTTTGTCTATAAGAATATTAGAACCATTGTTTTTGTTGTAATACAAATCTGAACCATCTTGGCTAAGATACACGATTTCTGTAGCCCCATTTGCTGAAATAGAAAACGTGGTCGACATTCTATTTTAGACGAGTTAAAAACCTATTCTGTTAGAAAGAGTATGACAACTGTTTCTAACAACATAGAGGGCGCACTCTACGAGTTAGTCGCTCGTGGAAATAAAGATGTCTATTTTGTTGCCGACGACAAAGACGCTAAAAACATCTTTGATAATCGGTATAACCCGACACCTCCTCAAATCTCTGAACTTCGACGCCTTCCTCCTCTCAATCAGCCTGATTTTGGTCGATCCTTTGAGTTTCAAGTCGAAATCGCTGGAGATGTCTTTGTTGAACCAACCTTGTTGATTGATCTTCCATCTTGGCTCCCAACTCCACAAGCGCTCTTAAATCCAACCTCTGTTGTCACAGACGCATCGGGGATTTCGTATGGATATACCAATGGAATCGGATTCTTTCTCTTTGAAAAGATTCAGATCCTTCAAGATAACATTCTGCTGCAAGAGTTCAGCGGTGATGCACTTTGGGCAACAAGTCGGACTCGGGGAACTTTGAACTCAGCATTTCTAGATAATCGTCTGGCAGGTCTTCATTCGGGGTCGGCTTTGTCGATTCAGAGGAATACAACACCGGGTAGACTCCGTCTTCCACTACCCTTATGGGGGTGTCAATCTCAGGACGATGGAGGATTTCTGTCACTTTGTATACCACAACAATCCTATCGAGTTCGATGTTTTTTAAGGAAGCTGGAGGAGTTGGTCGAGTCAAGTGATGGACAGGTAAAGCCAAAGCCTTGGAACCAGACCGGTTGGCGGATACAGAGTAGCGCAACAGGCCCCGTGACAACATTTTCTACCCTAGAAAGACAGAATATTGGAACGCCAACTATCCTTTTGGAAACTCGTCATATTTACACTGATGTCGAGACCCAAACAGCACTGAAAACAAAGAGGATTGAAGTGCCCTTCGAGCGTGTCTATGAAAATATTTATACTCAAAATGAATGGGATTATGCCCCTCTTGCTCGTCAGGCGACTGCTGCCATTACCCGTCGGTTAGAGGGTGTTCACCCTACCGCCCGGATTGTGAACTTTTTTCGATCCAAAAGAGCCATGGAGAGAAATCAGCTCTGGAATATTTCCAATGATATCAGCGGGGGTCAGTTTTATGTCAATCTGAAACTGATTATTGCTGGAAGGGATCGAGAGAGTCTCTTTCCTCCTTTGGTATGGGACAAACTTGTGACCCATGCGAAAGAGGAGAGGGATTCAGGTTTACCCTTTGCTATTATGAACTGGACGATTGGAGACGTGAGGAGTCGAAGACAGCCGTTTGCGAGACAGCCTGATGGAACTATTAATATGTCAACAGCAGATAGACCCGATTTATACATTGAGCTCCAAGACATTCTTGTAGGTCAAAAGCAGTCTGAGTTGCGATCGATTGTAGAAACATGGGCGTGTATGGTTCTGGAGAACTTCCGAGCCACCTTATGGTTTGGCAACTAGGACTTGATACCCTGAAACTCCTACAACAAGATAGTTCACAAACCAACACCACATGGAGCCCCATGTATTTGCGTCATAGAAAGAGTAGAGACTTCCACCCAGAGTTGTAAGGGCTAGCGTAAGAAGTGTCCATTCCTTTTGCAGCACAAGAGGTCCTAGTAAGAAGACAAAATAGACCAACAAAGATACCGCTGTTGCCCAAGTCTTGTCTAACCATTTCCATTCAAGATGACCATTCGTTCCTTTTTCCATGCGATAGGTCTGCTCCAAAGGCTTTTGATTGAATAGAGAAGCAAAGAAAGAAAGTCCCACGTAGGATCCGAGAGATGTTGAAATCCATTTGGATGGAAGGGTTAAGATAGAGGCAACAGGTTGGAGCCATAACAATCCAGCAGCGAGAACACTATACCGAAAGTTGGCTCTCTCATTCCCTTCAGTGGACCACACAAAATACTCAATGAGTTGCATCAAGACAATCGTCAAGCAAAACAAGGTTACAGGAAACGAAAGTCCATTTTGATAGCCAACAAACACTGCTGCAATGCCTATCAAAAAAGACTGCAAACTGACTTCAGCGCTCCAACACATTCTACTTAGAGCCAAGATTCACACCCGTCCTGTGGAGTCAGAATTGGAGAGTTCACGAGGCTCGTGAATCCCTGCTCGGTTAAATAGGCTGTGACATTCTCATTATACTTCTTCATAAACTTACTCACATTTCTAGCAAGAACAAAGAGAGTCAGTTTGAAGGGATCAGACACGATGCTGTATTCATATTGATCATGTTCTACAGGACCCAGTTGATAGACCCAATAAGGAGCCCCAAATCCGGTGGTTTGAAGATGGACTGTGAGTTCGCCAGGCTTGGAAGAGTCTGTAGCCTCCGCCCACCCAAAAATCTCTCGTTCCGGACCTGTGACATTGTATTGGCGCTCTCGGTTCCATACGCTGATCGTATCATTTGGATACACAGCATAATCAGCAGTGTCGCAGTAGGAACTATTTTCAAAGGTAAAATCGACAGCCAGATCGGCATAGACCTGATACCATCTCCCTAGATATTGTGTTCTGTTGAGTTCAGTCACTTGTGCTTTAGTAAAAGCAAATGCAAAGAATGTGAGTAACGCTGCAATCATCTCTACAAAATTTAGAATCCAGACTTTAGATAGAATGGAGGAGTTTACCGAGGCTGAAAAAGCCTATCTAGACCTCTTTGAACGTCTGAAAGAAGAAACAAATCGAAAAGATGTAAGTGTTTTTAATCAGCCACTCACAACAAGGAAGGAACTCTTAGACACCATTGTAGTGAAGGCATCAGTGCGCCCTGTCTTTGAACTTGTAAGTGATTTAGGCCATAGGCGACTCAATCCTCAAGAATACTATGAAGAATCCTATCCTTTTTATACACTGAAGGAGGAAGCAAAGTTTTCGGATTTGCTTTGTTCGGCGATTGTTACCTATTTTCCGTCTCTGACACTTCCATCTTTTGATTCGTTACAATCTCCTCCTGATAAAAAATCAGATATCAAAGCGCAGTTTTTACGCCACTATGAACGAAGCATTGCTTTGTTACTCAAAGGGCCTCCTCACGCCAATGAGCATCAAATTGACGAAGTGAAAAAAGAACAGTGGATACAAGCTCAAAAGACAGAGAAACGGAGAGACTTGGCGCGAACACTTGTCGAAAAGACACTCTATATTTCTCATTCAGATCTTTTACAGAAAATAAAGGAGTCTGTTGAAACTGTCAGGACAACCCTTCGTGAAGGCCCTGTTACATTTCTTGTCACAACACCTGATAAATCAAACTATTACATTGCTTTGCTTTTTTATCATTACTGGAACCAGGCAGGCTTACCCTTAGACAATGTAAAAATCTACATGGACGAGGTAGTGCCTGGAAATATTATCGATATTGATGAAGCAGCCTATTCTGGAACGCAATCAACAGGAACACTTGCAAAGGTGTATTCTATCTTTGTGACACGATTCAAACAGCAGTTAGATATCTTGAATATACCCACTCTAGAATCCTATAGAAAGAGCAGTAACTTTTTGCCTGTTGCTCTTCTTGAAAAATATCTGTCAGACAACAACGTCAACTATATTGTGCTTCGCATGTTTTGCTCAGAAAATGGAGTGAAGAAACTTCTCAAAATGCCGCCTGATTCTGCAAGCATTAGTTTCTTTCAACCAAGACATGCTGTAAAACCCCCTTTTTCACTCGTGATTGGACAACTGCTTCCCTCTCCTGAAACCTTGTTTGGAAAGGAAACTGCAACCAAAATTGGGCTTCTGTTTGGAAATCCAGACAAAACTCCAGCCTCTGCCGCCTATTTTAATCATAAAGTTGCGGATATGCCTTCCACCTATCTCTATGCATACGCATATGGGGTTGTTCCTGACAAGATCCTAGTTGACCCCCGTGAAGACTGGGGATATAATCGAGATCCTCTTCCTGAACGGTATTTTACTAATCTTGAAGCAAATCCAGCTGGAAATACAAATGCCTTGGAGTTTCTTCCATTCATTCGGCATTGTGGAAAGAATGAACGGTTGATGCCTCGGAACCGCAACCATCTCTTTCCTCCTGAAAATGAGAGATTTTCAATCAACGAGAAAAACAAAGAACTTTCTCAAGACTACAGATGTCCTTACGCTTGGTATAAACTGATTGATTATGAAACAGGAACATACACGCCACCAAGTCTCACTGGAGGAAAACGAAAAACCAAGAAACAAAAAAGGAAGACTAAAGGGAAAACCAGATCTCATTCTAAATAGATGGCGTCCAGCTCACAGTCTTTTAAACGACCCGCAGGGGATATAACGACTCTTCTTGATTTGACGAGTCGCGATATGCAAGACAACTCCTACTTTCCTTTGACAGCACGCTCTTCCTGGTTTGCCAGAAGTCCCGATCGACGCTTCACCCCGTTTGTTCCTATCTCTCAAGATTTCCAATACAGAGGTCCTGCTGCGTTTGGACAGAAGTTCACTTTTGATATTGCGTCCCAAACCTGTGGCGACCTCTTGACAGGGGCAGTGATGGAATTACAGTTAACCAGTTGGCTAGATCCTACGACGATTTTACAGTTACAGGGAGAACAATATGAATATGTCAATCCACAAACAGCATGGTATTATGCCAATGCTCTGGGACAAATCCTCATTCAACAGGTGGAGTTAGAGATCGATGGCGTTGTCATAGAACGAGTGGACGGCGACTTGTCTGCAGTCTTTGCTTCTCTCTACCCAGATCTGAATACACAATTTGGACCTGGCGCTGATCATATGTGTGTCTTTAGTGTCGATCAACTGGCTACTTGGCCTCAATATAGACCCTATCCCACAGAAAATGGCTATATTCGCTGTATCTTCCCTCTTTTTTTCCAGCGTATGCGCTTGAAGGAGGGGTTTCCTCTCTTGGCGTGTCGTGAAGGCACTGTGAGAATCAATGTGATTTTGAGGCCGTTTACAGAAGTTCTGAGACAACAACGTGGGTTCCGTGACAGTTGTGATTCCACTCCTATCAACATTCCAATCCAGTTTTATAACAAAACAGTGCCTTTCTCACAGATTGAAACTGTTCAGACACAAGAATCAGAACCTCTGCTTCAAAATGTTCGCTTATTAACCTATGGAGCCATGTTAGATGGTTCTGTGAGAACAGCTATGCTACGACAGCCTTTTGAAATCATGCATCGTGTTGTGCAAACCTTCTTCTTTGAAGAACCTCTCAAATATGTCGTAGCGAAGACAACAAGTGATGATGTGATTCGTGTTCAGTTACCATTGGAGGCGAATCACCCGATTGAAGAGATTGTTTGGTTTATCCGACGCAAGGACGTCAGAAACAACAATGAATGGACAAACTTTTCCTCTGTTCTCAACTATCAAATCAATACGACCTTCAATCCAAGACAAAGTATGCTGGTCTCCGCCAAAGTTCAAGCCAATGGAATCGATCTCATTGAAGCAGAAGGGGAGTATTTTCGACAACAGATTGCGAGACATCATAGAGGCGGAATCGTAGCGTATAATGCCTTCCTCTATGGATATCCAATCGCGAGATCACCAGGTGATGTTCACCAACCCTCAGGCAGTATCAATGCATCCCGTCTTCAAAGCCTCCGATTAACTCTTGATGTGAGACCTCCTCAAGGACCATCAGGAGCAGTCGCATGGGAAGTGAAGGTGTTTTGTATGAGCATGAACTGGCTACGCTTCCAGAATGGCATCTGTAACAAGATGTTTACAGACTAAAATCTTCAAAAGAGATAGAATGCCCAACAACACTAACAGAAAAAACAATGAAAACAACTTGAGTTGGTATAATGCCAACTTGTTCCGAGGCAATAACAACAATAGCTTGCCAGATCCCAATGATACAGATGCCTTTGTCGCGAGCATTCTTCGAGGAGATGTTGGAATGGTCGTGTATTACCTAAATGAATCAGACGACGTGAACGATGTGGACAATGAAGGATACACGCCTCTTACGGCGCTTCTCTTCAAAGCATCTCTTTTGCCGCAAGCGCAAATGCCGTGGGAAACGCAAGATGCTATGCTTGATCTATTTATTCAAGTCGGTGTGGATTTGGATATGCCTGATGCCCATGAAACACTTCCCATCTTCTATGCTCTGTCTGCTGACTTTCCAGTTGCGCAAAAGTTGTATAGCCATGCTGACATACAACAGACACGATTTGAAGATCATGTAAACTTGCTTATGGCTGCTGCGGGATTAGGATTGGAAGAGTTGATTGTGTATCTCTATCCTCAATTTGATCCCAATTCCAAGGACGATAATGGAGCAACGATTTTCCACCACGCGGTTCTTGCTGATAGGACGACCTTTACACGCATGGAGCAAATTCACCCTGCGAATGTCATTGAAGTGTTATGTGGGTTAGGAGCAGATCACACTCTACAAGATAACTTTGGAAACACTCCCCTCGATCTAGCCTACAACCTTGGTCGATATGATCTTGTTCTTGCTCTCAAGCGCTGTGGTCGTCCTCCATCAGACTCAAGGAAAATCAAAATCCAGTTTGGCGATACAGAAGAACCTCAACCCTTTTACGTCTATCTATCCGACACAGTTGAAGATGTGAAAAAGGCTCTTTTGTTTGACAAATACAGAGATTTCCATTTTTACTTTCCTCGATTTTATAAACCCGAGGCGAGAATCATGGAGAACCAGCGCGCCTTCTCAGACTATGATATTCGCCAAGATGATCTCATCAAAATCATGCCCAAGTTGAAGGCAGGATTCAAAGGAGGGAAATCAAGAAAAGCGAAGAGGTCCAAACGCAAATCCACAAGACGTAGATAGGAATCCCCCTAAAGAGGAATCTTCAGAATACACGATAGAATGGTTGTATCCCTTCTACGGGTGATTTATACAGGTTTACAGGACGAGCGGCTTTTGCCACCCAAAGGAAAGCCAGCCTATGAGTTTTTTACAAAAGTATTCATTAAAGCAGGCCGTTTTACAACAGAATGGGTTCGCCTGGATTTTGATACACGACCTAACTTTGCCACACAAGCCTCCCTGACGCTACCACGGCAAGGACATCTGATTACACGCCTGTATCTCGTAACTACAATGCCTGATATAGTTGGTCCACAGTTACTTGCAAGAGCGGCTGCTGGCTCGAATTTCGTTGGACCTACCTTTGGTTGGACGAACAGTTTAGGACATGCTCTGATTACTGATGCCACAATCGATATTGGAGGTGCTCGGATTGAACAGATTACAGGTCAGTTAATGGAGGTGTTGGACGAGTTCAATACTCCTCTCGAGAAGGTCACGACTGTCAATAGTCTCTTGCCTCGAATCCAAAATGGGTTTGGTCCTCAGAGTATTGGGTGGACCGAACGACCGACAGTGGCTGTAACCCCTCTTCCCTTTTGGTTTTCGAGAGGAGATCCTGGTGTCGTGTTTCCGATTGATGCTGTAGGTGTGGATCAAGTTCGTGTAAACATTAACTTTGCTCCATTGGCAAACCTATATGTAAGCTCGGCACAACTTGACATTTCGACTGTAAGAGAGCCTGCCGCTGGTTCTGCATATTTTCCTTTGGTGAACTCTCCTTTTTATCAATCGGGTGGTGCCAATCCGACACCTGTCTTTGGCTTGCAGGGAAATCCAACCCAATCTCAGTTGGTCTCGAAGATTGGAACCATTACTATGGCCCCTTCTTATACACTGGGAGACACCTATCTGCTCGCTGAATATGTGTATCTGGATAAACCTGAGGCCAACAAGTTCCGCATCTCCGATATTCAATATCCGATTCCTCAACATTATATCTTTGAACCTGCGGATACCAATGGGTTGAGTCGCATTCAGATCCCTCTCCGTATCCCAAATCCTACACGAGATCTGTTTTTCTATTGTCAGCGTGTAGAGGCTCTTGCTTACAATGCGAGCTTTTTAGCGTCACGGGACTTGAGTGGTCTAGGTGTTACAGTTGCCCCGTGGTGGCCCAATGCGACAGGGTTGGATCCTGTCAATTTAGGATTTTTACAGGCAGGGTTTTGGAACAGAGAATCTGAACCGTTGAACTCTGCTGCCTTAGTCTATGAAGGAAAACTGTATCGGTTTAACTCACAG